GATGCCGAGCACCGCCGCCCGGTCGGCCGGGCCGAAGCCAAGGTAGGGGCGCGCGGGGATCGTCACCTTCTTCGCGCGCACGCCGAACACGTGGCCGCTGGCGCCCATCATCGGGAAGAACAGCGCCTTGGCGTTCTTCGGCACGATGGTGGCGCCGAACTGATGCACGGCGGCGTAGATCTTGTTGCTCCCCAGCCGCAGCGTGTGGCCCTGCACATCGAACGTCAGGCTGCCCATGAGGCTGCCGCGCCGCACCACGCCGCCGCGCAGGATGGATATGCTTTTCGTGATCGCCGCATAGCCTGGGCTCCACGGCTTCCAGGCATTGCCCTGCGGGTCCCTGGCGGTCTCGAAGCGGTGTTCGGTGACGGTGCGAAGTTCACTACCCATCGCCCGCAGCATGCCGGCCGGCTCGTGCCCCAGCTTTTGCAACGCGCGGAATCCGGCGGCGATGGAGTCGCCCTGGAAGCTGACGGTGACGGTGGCGCCGGCCATGCTGGAACTCCCTGCGATGTTGGCCTATATCGGTTTCGGGCGTGCCGCGACGCGGTGCAATTCTGTCTGCCGTAGCACGGTCGCAAGGCCGGAGCGATTTGTGGGGTTACCGACAGGCCCCACCGGCACGCCCATCCGGTTCAGCGTCACCTCAACACATCCGCGTCGGAGCCGAACAGCAGCTTGGCTCGCGCCAGGAACTTCCGGGTGGTCGCATCGTCCATGTAGTGCAGGCTGAGCAGATAGTTCTCAGCCCGGTCGAGCGTCGTCTTGATCGCTAGGCGCAGGATCTTGGCGCCGGCGCGCAGCAGCACCACGCGGCCTGCTTGCTGCCCTACCACAACGCTCGGCTGCGCGATCGCCAGCGGCGCCAGCAGATAGTCGTCCACCGTCAGGTCGGGATGGCGCAGCAACTGCTTCTCCATGGTGTCGGCGGACAGCAGCACTACGTCGCTCTGCGCGCCGATCGCCGCCTTGACCGCCTCCGGCATGCGGCCGATCGGAATGGTGCCCTTCGGGTCGCGCACGAATTCGCGGATCGCGTCGAGCGCCTTGTCGGTCGGCTGCGGCTCGCGCGGGCCGACCGGGCGCAGGTTCGGCGCGCGCACCGGCAGCTCGGCCGCCCGGCCGGCCCTCCAGGCTTTGCCCACGTTGTAATCGAAGCCGGGGTCGATGCCGACGGGCACGTGGTGCAGCTCGCCGGTGCGCGGGTTGGTCCAGGGCTTGGTCACCAGCGGCGGCGAGGCGTCCGGCCCGTCCTTGCCCATGCGGCGCAGGCCGCCCTCGCTGGTGGGCGACACGCGGCAGCCGCAGTGCCAGCCGTTCGGCGGGTAATGCGTGTCCCACCATGGATCGTCGGCGCGCAGCGTCAGCCCGTCCCACGCCAAGTGCATCAGCCGCGGATGCCGGCTGCCGGAGTGCCGGTACTGCCAGTAGGGGAAATGCCGCAGCACGTCGGGGTCGGTCTGCTGGGCGTAGCGGCCGGCGCTGTAGGCGGTGGACAGGTTCGTCTCATAGATCACCTGCGCCCGCCATCCCGGCTCGCCGGTGTGCTGCCAGCCGTGGGTCTTCACGATGCGGTCGAAGTCCGCGCGGAACTCGGCCAGCGTGGTGCCCTTCTCAAGCGCCTTCTGAATGGCCTGTTGGAAGTCGCTCAGCAGGGCATCAGAGGCAGCGCCGGCGACCATGAAGCCACGCGTGTGCGCCTCCTTCCACACGCCGGTCCAGTGGTCGGTGGGCACGCGCACCTTGCCCCGGAAGAAGTCGATCGCTTCATGAAAGGGCAGGTCGATCGCTTCAGCGGTGGTGGGCACGGCTCAGTGCCGCCGCACGCCGATCTCGTCCAGCAAGTCGGCTTGGCCGACGATCTGCGCCAGCGCCATGCCGCGCGCCATCGCCTCGGCAAACTCCTTCTGCGGCAGTTCCAGGCGGCTCAGCCGGTGCGCGAGGTCGTGCAGGTCGGTGGCCTGGTCGAAGGCGTGGCGCACCGCACCCGTCATGCCGGCCAGCGCGCCGGCCGCCTCGCCGGCAACCCGCGCGGTGAGCTGCTCGACCAGTTCGGGCGCGGCCTCGGCCTGCAGCGTGATCAGCCGGCCGAGGTAGCGGCGGGCGGTCTGCATGTCGGCCGTCGCGTCGTCGGGCTTCACCGCCGGCAGCAGCTTCCCGGCCGCGCCCGGTGCCGCCGCCGGCGCGGGCGGCGCCAGCACTTCGTCGTCGCCCTCGGGCGCGGCCAGCCCGAGGCGCTCGCGCACGTCGTCGGCGCGCACCTTCAGACCGAGCGGGATCATTGCCGCCGCGCCCTGGATGAACTCGTTCAGCGGCACCTGGTCGGGCTGGCCGATATGCAGGATCGGGTAGGCTTCCTGCGGCCCGAACGTAAACGCGATCATCGACTGGATGACCTGGCGGGTGAGCGTATTGGACAGCTTGCCGGCGTCGAACCGCTCCACGTCCTGTTCGACGTCGCGGTGCTCCTTGCCCACCGCATGGCCGCCGGCGATCGCGTCGGTGCCGGCGGTGCCCCCCAGCACGACTTTCGACACGGTGCGGTCCAGCCAGTCCAGCCGCTTTTCGTACAGCTCGCTGCCGCCCTTGCGGTCGGCGATGGTCGGGAACTCGACTTCCATCGACTTCGGGATCATCGCCGCCACGTCGCCGGCGATGCTGCTCACGGCGCGCCACAGGATCGACTTGTCGGTCTGCGACGCCTCCGGCCCATAGCGGCCGAGGCGGATCGGCATGCCATACGCCTGGGTGAACAGCGCCCAGTCGCGCAGCGTGAACATGGAGTACATCCACAGGAACGCCACGATGCGCGTGAGCCCGGCGCGGATGGTCAGGCCGCTCTTGGCTTTGTGGCGATGCTGGATGAACTTGTGCGGCGCGAGGTCCGCGAAGCCGCCCAGGGTCTCGCTGCTGGCGTTGGCCGCGCCGGTGCGCAGCCAGATGGTGTCGCCGTCGCGCCAGGACAGTTCGAAGAACCGCCATTCGCGGAACAGCAGCTCCTTCGGCCGAACGCAGCCGGGCTTCGTCTCCCACACGATTTCGGTGACACTGCCGCCCTTGCCGATCGCGTCGGTGATGTCGAACAGCGCGCTTTCCAGCACGCCGGTTTTCAGCCAGTCGGTGACGAAGGCGGCGTGCTTGACGTGTTCGGCGTCGTCGCTGGCGGGCCGTGCGGTGATCGGCAACTGGCACACGCCGCGCCGGCGCTTGGAGAGCACCGCGTGGTAATGCGGATACATCTCCTCGATCTCCTCCTGGACGATGCGCCATTCCAGCGACGAGCCGTTGTCGGCCGCGCGGATGATGCCGCCGAGCAGCTCCGGCCGCATCCGCGTGGCGAAGTGGCCGGCGAACGGCGGCCGGCCCTCGATCGCGTCGGTGCCGCTGATCTCGGCGCGCATCTGCGCCAGCACGCTGCGCGGGATCGGCCTGCCGTCGGCATCGAGCAGGCCGGACATTTCCTCCGCCATCAGACCGGCTCCGGCGGCACGTCGCGCCATTCCGGCTCGCCGTCGTCACAGACCCAAAGCTGTTGCAGGATGCGCAGGACGCGCTGCTGGCCAGGTGGCCCGCGCCGCTCGGAAAATCGCAGGGCGTTCGTCGCCAGCCATGTGCGATCGCCGTCCTGGATCGTCACATCCCCATCATCGGTCACGCCATAGGTCACGCGTTCATCCGGCATGCTGCGCCTCCATTTCGCGCACGATCGGGTCGGCGGGGTTCACCTTCGGCGCCAGGTGCGCCGGCAGATGCTCGCGGTAGCGCCAGCCGAGCCGCAGCACATGGTCGCGCTGCGCGATCGAAAGGTGTTCCACCGGCTTGCAGCAGACGTAGCGAACGAACTCCCAATGGCGCGGCAGCAGCTTGCGCCGGTCGATAAGGTGCAGCGCGTTCATCACCAGGCCGAGCGCCACGGTGCGGGCATGCGCGACGCGCCACGCATCCTCTTCGTCAAGCGGTGCGGCGATGTGCGCGCTCACTACACGCCACCGGCCGGCGGCGCGAAGCAGTAATTCTGGCCGGTCTTCGGGCTGCGCCATAGGAAGCCTTCGAACATGAACGGGCTGTCCGGCACTTCGATCTCGCGCGGCATGTCTTCCCACTTGTCCGGCGCGCCCGGCCACATCTCCGGCGTGACATGCGCTCGCCAGTGGCCGTCGCGCTGCTGCTCGGCTTCGACCGGCCGGCCATCGGCGACGTTGCAGCAGTAGCACAGATCGCTGGGCGGGTTGTGGCAGTGCCGCCATTGCCCCTCGATCCAGTCCTTGTGTGGCTTCAGCCGATCCAGCAGCGGACCTTCCGGCGGCGGCGCGGCAAGGGTCGGTGCGGCGGACACGACAAGGCACAGCCCGAGATACCGCATCACAGCATCAATCCTCCCCTCATTTCGGGCATCCAGCCTCGGCCGCTCGGCTGCGCGTCCACGTCGTCGTTATGGTTCGGGCGGTCGCGCCAGCGGTTGCTCGCCGGCGGCTTCAGCGCCGACGGCATGGCGCCCTCGTAGCCGTACTCCATCACCTCGGCCTCGCTGGCGGCGTAGGCGAGGGCGCTGGCGATCGCGGCGTCGCCGTGGCGCTGCTCGCCGGCGGCGGTGCGGCGGCGGTCCGGGATCTTGGCGATGCCCCGCACCAGCTTGACCATGCAGTGGTCATCGACGATCTCGCGGTCGCGCGGCAGCAGCATCGCCGCGTCCTCGATCGCCGCCTTCCAGCGCGGCATGTGCTCGCGATACCAAAGCTCGGACAACTGCACCGGCTCGACGCACTCGCCGTAGCGTTGCAGCGTGGCCTCGGCGATGTAGCTGCCGTTGCCGCCGGCGTCGAGTTTTACGGCGCGCAGCTTGGGCGCGCGGTCCAGGATGTAGAACAGGATCTGCCGCTGCTGCTCGTGCGGCACCTCGCGCAGCTCAAGCACCAGCCGCGGGCGGCGCACCAGGTCGCGGCCGATCGCCAGCAGCCAGTCCACCGTCAGGTCGCGCACGCGGCCGAAGTCGCTGCCCAGTGCGTGCGCCTCGTCCTTGTGCAGCGCCGACAGCACCGGCAGCAGCTCGCGCTCGCAGAACGCCAGTGCCTCGGCGACCCGGATATGCTCCGCCCACAGGGTGAAGCCCTTGGGCGCGGTCCAGCGCACCACCGGGACATCGGGAACGCACCGTGCCTCGACCAGCACGCGCGGCAGATATACCCCGCTGGTGGGGTTCGGGATGACGTTCAGTTCCTCGTCGGCGTTGTCGCGATAGGTGTCGAGGATCTCCTGACGCCATTTTGCTTCGGCCTCGGCCGACCATGCGCGGCCGAGGCGCAGGCAGATGCGGCGATACAGCCCTTCCGCCAGCGCCTCGTCGAACGTGGTGCGGGTGACCGCGCCGCGCGTGCGGCCGGCGCGGATGTCGTTGATCAGGCCGTTGAACGGGTTTTCCTCGCCGAAATGGGTGGAGACGACGACTACCTTGCCGCCCCAGATCAGCAGCGCGAGTGCCGCCTTCAGCACCGCCTCCAGGTCATCCATGAACGCGGCCTCGTCCAGGATCACCAGCCCCTGCTTGCCGCGCAGCGCGCGCGCCACGCTGGGCAGCGCGATCACCTCGAAGCCGCTGGCGAAGCGGATGCGGAACGCGCCGACGGACTTGTCGGGATTCTCGGGGTCGGTGAACAGGAACTCCTGCACCTCGCCGGCGGCGACCTGGAACGCCTTCGCCCATTCGGCCACGTAGCCGATGAACTCGCGCGTCATGTCCTTTTCGTAGCCCATATATAGCACGTCCTGGCCGCCGGCCGAGCGGGCCGCGCCAGCCGTCGCAGCTGCGACCGCGCCGAGCGCCCAGGAAAAGCCGGTGCGCCGCGACTTCTCGTGCACGCTGAGCGCACTCGCATCGATCGCCTGCCACAGGCGCTGCTGATAGGGCAGCAGGACATCGGGAAGGGCGGTCATGCGCGTGCCTTTGCGACAGCCCTGGCGCAATTCACAAGTTGGTCGCGATAAGCGCTCTTGCCGGCGAGATCGCTTGCCGACAACTGATCGCCGATGGCGCGCAAATACCGCTCAACCGCCGCGATCTCCTTGCGCAGCAACTCTGGCAGGCAGCCGCTGTCCCAAAGGCTGACTTCGATGCGGATTACGTCGCTCATGGCACCCGCACAAAGCGCAGCACGCCAGGGCCGCGCTCCAGGATCGGCTGCTCCCACTCGCATTCCGGGCGCGCGTAGATGCGGCCGGTGCCGATGTCCTCGTAGATCACCAGCGGCACGCCATCGTTCGCGTCGCGCGCGCGGCAGATGACGCGGTACAGGCCGCCCTTGTAGTGGCGCCAGAGTCCGCCCTCGATCATTCGGCCTTCACCTTTTCCGGATTGCGGGCGGCGTGGTGGTAAAGCTCCTGCAGATCGAGCCGCAGCAGATGCCGGGCGGCCCGGTCGCGCGGCACGCTCTGGTGGAACAGCTCCTCCACCAGCATCGCGATCTCCAGGCCGACATCGCCGCTCACCGCGCCACCTCATCGCGCAGGTTCGCCAGCGCCTCGTCGCGCGACTGGCCGAAGGCGAAGCGGCCGCCGGGGCCGGGCATCAGCTCGCCGCGCGGGAACGGCGTGCGGCGGGCCAGCGCGATCCAGCAGATGCGCGACCGATAAATTGCGACGTGCCAGCCCGTTATCATGGCGTTAATGCATCGGTTGCAGCGTGGGGGCAGGATCGGATACGGAGGTGATCCGATGAAAATCCGCACCGCTCTCGCCGCCCTGGTGGTGGCCGCCCTGGCGCCCGCCCTCGCCACCGCGCAGCCGACGCCGGCGACGGTGGACACCTGCTTCGTCCCGGCCGAGCCCTGCGCCGGCCGCATCGTGGCGGCGATCGACAGCGCCCGCGCCAGCATCCGGGTGGAGGCGTACGGCTTCAGCGCCCGCCCGATCATCGCAGCCCTGCTGCGCGCCAAGGATCGCGGCGTGGACGTGGCGGTGCTGCTCGATCGCTCCAACGAGCACGGGCACGGCAGCGGGCTGGCGGCGATGCAGCGCGCCGGCATCCCGGTGTGGATTGACCGTGTGCCGGGCATCGCGCACGTCAAGGCGATCATCATCGACAGCCGCGTGGTGATCGGCGGCAGCTACAATTACACCGCCAGCGCCGAGCGTCGGAACGTCGAGGACGTGACCGTCACCGTCTCGCCCGAGGTGGCGGCCGAGTTCACCCGAAATTGGCAAGCCCGCCAGGCCCGCGCCGCCACCCAGTAGGCGCGCGTTCATGCGGGCGCGCTTTCATGCGCCAGGACCCGCGCCGTCCATGCGCAGATCCGCGCCGCCGACTGCCCGCGAACGCCGTCCCATTCGCCCGGATAGTCGGGACCGTCGCCGCGAACGTCCGTGTGGAAGCTGACCTGCCCGGTCGGCAAATCCAAATACAGCACGACGCGGTGATACTCCTGCGCCGGGTCCTCGCCCCAACCCCAGCGAATGTTCAGCGCATCGGCATGGTCGCATAGCGCCTGCGCGAGGTTGCCCATTGCCCACTGCTTGCGGTCATAGGCCGCATGCTTGTAGCGGCGCCGGTACACCTTCGCCCGCGCTGAGTTCTTCTGGGCACGGAACAGGTTGAGCGCGATCGTGCCGGCTGGCCCCAAGCCACCGAGCCGCTCATATAGCGCCTTGGTCGCGTCGCCGCTGGAGCCTTCGTAGACTCCGACGACGTAGGCGAGACTCTCTGCGTTGCTCATGCCGCCTGCGCCACGCTATCAGCGGCTGCCGGGCTGGCGCGCCAGTAGCGGCGGTCGAACGCGTCGCCGCTGAACGTCACTCGTTTTTGCTGCATCAGTTCCAGAGCGCGTGGCCGACAGTGATGGTGCTGCACGGCGGATGCGTCCAGGACGCGATGACGTGCGGCGGCTCGCCGGGCGGCGCTTTCGGCACGGCGGCCAACACGGCATCCAGCACCGTCGCCGAGCAGATCGATGGTCATGTGCGTTTTGCCGCCATTGCCTCCAGCGCGTCGGCGATGCGGTGCAGATCGACAAGGGCGGTGCTGAGCAGCACGGCGAACGCCCGCTTGGCGGTCGGTTCGTCATCCTTGTCCATTGCTTCGATGAAGGCCGTGACGTGGCCCTGGATGTCCCGCTCGGTCATGCCGCCCTCACCCCCAGAATGCCGGCCTTGATGGCGGCCAGCGTTTCGCCGCTGATGCCGCGCTCGCGCGCGATCGTCTCCGCCGCCGTCGCGGCTTCGCGCTTGGCGCGTTCGGTCGCCCGCTTCTCGGCGGCGGCGACGAATTCCACGTTGGTCTTGCTGGCGCGCGACAGATGATCCAGCGCCTTGGCCAGCATCATCGTGCCCTCGGGGTTGCCGGCCAGCGCCGCCGCGCCGTCGCCGTCCACCGCCTCGCCGTCGGCCGCCTTCATGAACAGGTCGAGCACCGCGCTGTGCAACAACTCGATGTTCAGCGCGGCCGCGCGGGATTGCGGCGCGTCGCCCAGCTCGCGCACCAGCGCCTCGGCCACCTGCCGGCTGCGGCGCATCCGCTCGCCCAGCTTGTCCAGCCCCTGGATGTGCCGGCCCAGCGCGCTGCGGCTGGGGGCACGGTCGATCAGCGCGCGCAGGTGCTCCAGGATCTGGTCGATCGTCCAGCCCATTCCGCGCAGGCGGCCGATCTCGGCGCGCACTTCCTCGGGCAACTGATCGATGCTGCTGGGCCGCGTCACGGCCGCTACTCCGCGCCGCGCCGCTTGACCCCGGGATGCACCGAGCGGCCGGCGGCCACGTCGTCGCCGGCTTGCGTCAGCCGGGCAACCCACAGATCGCCTTTCGCGGCCTCGATCTTCTCGATGCGCAGCAGCCCATGGTCGGACAGAAATTGCAGGTCGGCGCGCACGATGTCGCTGCCGACGCGGTGGCCGAAATAGTCCAGCGCCTGCTTCACCACGCTCTCGTTGCCGGCATTGCCGGGCATTTCGGCCAGCGCGCGCAACACCACCAGCCGGCGGTCGGCCGCCAGTTCCTCGGCGAAACTCATACCTCGCCCTCTCCGATCTGGTGTTTCAGCAGCAAATCGTTGATGTGCTCGATCCGCTTCACGCCTTCCGCGACGCCATTGATGCTCTGTTGCAGCACCGCGACGCCGGTTTCCACGGCGCCGACGCGCAGGGATAGAGCCAGGAACTCGCCATGGCCGGGCACCGTGTTGGAGCGGTGCTCCAGCGACTCGACGCGCTTCTCCAAACCCTGGTGGCTGCGCAGCGGCGCGAAGCTGCCGTGCAGCGCGTTGCGGGTCAGCCACAGCACGATGCCGCCAACGCCGCCGATCACGGCGACGATGGCGGCCAGTGTCTGCCAGTCGGCGGGCGTGGGCACGGTCACCGGCTATTTCGCGGGCGCGCAGGCGCCGCCGGCGACGGTCAGGCTGTTGTAGCTCGCCAGCGCCTGCACCAGGGCCGCGATGGCGTCGGCCTCCGCCGAACTCCCGGTCACGGCGTTGGCCACCGTGGTCGCGAGATCGGCGATGGCGGCGTCGCCGCACGCCAAATTCTTCAGGAGCGTGGGCGACGCGTTCGGGATGGCGGCGACCAGCGACGACGCGATCTTCGCGCTGGCCGTGGCGATCGCCGCGTCGCCGGTGATCGCCGCCTGTGTCGCAGCCGGCACCGGCGCGGTGGCCGTTTCGTCGCACCCAGCCGTCAGCAGCGCGATCATGCTGACGCCGGCGAGCGCGATCCAGCGATTGCGCTGCGGCCACGGCCGCCGGAAGCGCGGCGCCGTCTTCGACCAGCCGTTCACGATGCTGTACCGGCGACGGTGGGTGCCGGTGCCGGGGCGGGCGTCGCGGCCTGCATCGCCGCCACCACGGACTGCGCGCCGACCAGCACCATCTCGGCGGCGCCGACCGCCTGCGACAGGCCGGGCACTTCCGCCTCGGCCAGCTTGATCGCCGACGCGACCAGCGGGTCGGAGGCTTCCAGCTTCTGCACAGATTTTTCCGCGCCGGCGGCCAGCGCCACCAAGTTGGTGACGGCGCCGCGGAAGTCGGACGCGATATGCGAAAGATCGAACATGAACATCCTCAACGTTGCGCCGCGCACCCCGCGCGGCATGGGTCTCCGGCCGCGCTACCGAGTCGCGGCCGTCAGGAACGGAATGCTGGCGAAGGCGATGCGGGCGAGGCGCGCCGCGAAGCCATGCGCGTCGTCGATCCATTCCGGCATCTCGGCCGTGAACGCGATGCGCTGCGCCAGGAAGTCCGCGCACAGCAATGCGACGTCTTTCCATGCGGCGGCGGCGGCCAGCGTGCGCGGCCCGATCACGCCGTCGATCGTCACGCCGAGCGCCGCCTGCAGCAGTTTCGCGGCGTTGCCCGCGCCATTGTTGAAGGCGCTGTCGAACACGTGCAGCGCCAGCGCCGGATGCATCTCGGATCCGCGCACGGCGGTCCAGAAATCCCGGCGCGCGATCTCCATCGCGGCGGAATAGGTCAGCGCAGCGATATCGACGTCGGGATAGCTGGCGGCTGAGACGCCGAACTTGCTGCCCGCCAGCACGCCAATGCCGACCCGGCCGGTGCGCCAGTTGCCGCGATCGCCGTATGTCAGGTCGAGCGTGCTGCCCTCGAAGCCGGCGGTGACGGCCCAGATGCGCGGAAACACATCGTCGCTGGCGCTGCCACTCATGCTGCGGTCTCCGGGGTTCGCGGTGGACGCTACGCGCGCGCGCGACATGCCCGTCATCCCTTCTCCGGAAGGGACAGCGACAGGCTGTATTGTTCGCGGCCGGGCTGCGGATGCAGGTGTTTCCACACGCTCGCTTCGTTGCAGCCGAGTTTGCGGGCAATCGCGGAATAGCTCATGCCGCGCTGCCGATAAATGCCGGCCCGCCATGCCTTCGCCAGTGGCACATGAACGCGGTCATGGCCGAAATGGCCGAACAGCCGCGCCGCCGCCTCGGCGCCGATCTCGGCCGCCAGCGCGCCGCCGCTGACCGGCACGGTGATGCGCGTGCCGCCGTGCCGCTCGATCAGCAGGAGCGCCGCCGTCTCGCCGATCAGCGCGACCAGCGCGGCCTCGGGGCTGGCGGCCTCGGTCATCCCGCGATCCGCACGCGCAGCGCCAGCAAGGCACTTTCGCCGCTGCACGCGCGGCGCCACACCAGCCGCACGGTGAGGTGGTTGCCGTCGCGATACACGCGCGCCATCGGCTTCAATGCGAAGCCGACGCGCCGCATCGCCTCGTGCATCGTCAGTGCCTCGTCGAACACCAGGAATTCGGCGGCGGCGAACCGCCCGGCGGGCGCGAGCTTGTTGCGGAGCAGCCTCATCGCCGCGCCACCGCCGCGCCGGCCTCGGTGAGCATGCAGGCGACATTCACCCGCCCCGGACCACACGACGACATGGTGGCGGTCAGCAGGCCGAGCCGCTTCAGTCTGTCGATGCGATCGAGCATCCGCCGCACCGCGGCGGGCACGTCCGACTGCTTCTGCGAAACCCCGCACACGGAGTGCGGCAGCAGGCGCAGCAGTTCGATGTCGGCCACGCTGATCTCAGCCATGGCCGGCCTCCGGTCCGCGCATGACGATCTCGGCGTGCAGCGTCTGGGCGACACGGCGCATGTCCGGCGCAGATACCTCCTCGACATAGATCAGTTCGAGCGCCGCGCGGGCCGAACGCAGCGCCAGCACCGTCGGGTCGTGCTGTGGGTCGCACCCGAGCTGCTGCTCCAGCAGATCGCGGGCGCGCTCCAGTCCGACGAGGCAGCGGCCAAGATCGGCCATCTGTTCCAGGGTCAGCGCCGGCAGCGTGAAGTCAGGGCGCACGTCGCTCATGATCGCACCTCGTTTTTCGCCGCCGACAGGCGGGCGCTCCATGCCTTCAGGCCCTCGATCACCTTGTTGGCCTGATGCCCATCCAGCCATTCCGGGTCCGCCAGCTTCACCTGCCGGAAACAGAAGCTGCGCAGGGCCGCGTCGCTGCCGTCGGCCAGCAGCGGCGCCATGTCGCGCCACACCGCCCACACCTTCCGCACATGCGGCTTGTCGCTGACCGGGCGATGATCCTTGAAGCCGAGCCGGCGCATTTCCGCGAGCAACGCCAGCAGCTGTCCGTCGCTGGCCACGCGAGAAGACTCCACGCCCGCGACCCGCATCAGCATGGCGCGGTAATCGGTCTCCGCCATACCGATCTGGGATTTCGCCACGTGCAGCTTGGCGATCATCCCGCGCCGGTCGAGTGCCCCGCTCATGGCCCCGCGATCCGGACGGCGATCGCGACATATGCCAGCAGGGCACCGACGATCATTGCGACGATGATGGCGGTCTCGATCGTCGCCTGATGCCGCCGCAGCCAGCGGCGCCGGCGGTGCGTAACGATCATCGCCGCGCTCCTCCGGTCAGCGGCCCGATCGGCAGCGGCGCGGCGGGCACACCGGCGACACCGGTTCGCTGCGCGACGCCGAGGAACGGCACGCCCTTCGCGTCCGTCGCCACTGGCGGCCGTTCCGCAATCGCTGAGGCGAGTTCCTTGCCAGTGACGGTCGCGGCGGTGGCCGCGCGCGCCCAGTCTGGCAGGGCGAACTCCACCCAATCGGGCGCCCAGTCCACCTCGCAACATGCCTTCATCGCCTCGCTCGGCAGAGCCAGCTTGGACGCGAGTTCCGGCACATCCAGCGAAACACCCCTGGCCATCTTCACGCGCTTTCCGGATTGCGCGCGCAGCAGCATCGGCCCGTTCGCGGACAGCCGGACGCGGCCCAGGAACGCGCCGATGCCGAGCGCCACTTCCACGCCGGTGCCTGGCGTTAGCCACGTCACGCCGTCCAGCAGCTCAGGCCGCAGCGAGATCGTCACTGACCGCCGAGCGCGGCGCCCGGCGGCCGGAATGCTGATCATCACGGCGGTCTTGCGCAGCCCGTTGCTTATGCCGCGCGCCGGCGACAGCACCACCCATCCGCCGTTCATGCCACGTCCTCCAGCTCGGCCCCGTGCGGCACGATGACGAACTCCTCGTGCTGCTCGATGGTGATGCCGGCGATGCCCTTCACCGCGTCGGGAGCGGCGAGGATGGCTTCCTTGTTTACCTCCTCCTTGGTGCGGATCAGGTCGAACAGCTTCATCTCGCGCAGCTTCTTCAGCACCGCTTCGACGCCTTTCAGCGCCACGCTCGGCGGCGTCACGCGCCAGCGCACCTCGCCGGTGGCGAAGGCGTGCGTCTTGTTCTTCCCGCCGTCGGTCAGCTCGCCGCGACGCGCCTCGCACCAGATGTGCACGCCCTTCTGCAGGCTCTCGATCCGCAGCCGATGCGGTTCGGCCTGGCGCTCGAACTCCGCGCGGATGCGCGTGATCGCGTCGCCCATGTTGGCTTCGATGCGCGCGCGTTCGCGCTGCGACCGGCCGATCGCCGCGATGGCATCGGCCACCGCTTCCCGGCTCTGCGGCACGTCCACCGTGACAGCCGCCGTCTTCGTCCTCGCTTTCGGCATCATCAAGCTCCTTTCAGGGGAAACGATCAGGCCCCGAGCGACTCGAACGAGTCGTGCATCCGGCCCGGCGGAGTGGCGACGGCCATCGCCGCCAACTGGTTGTTGCTCGCGGCGCCCCAGATGCGCGGACCGAACGCGAGCCCGGCGTGCTTCGCGCAGTAGACGCACGGCACCCGATTGCCGCGCCCGTCGGTTTTCATGCGCACCGGCGCGCCGCAGGCCGGTGCGCCGTCAGCCAGCAAAGCCTGCCAGTAGGCGGCATCCTTCATTGTCCATGTCGGCCACAGGCAGCGCGACCGTGGCGCCGCCGCAGACGGCCGAGGCTGTGGCGGCGGTGCGATCAGCGGCGGCGGCGCAACCGGCACCAGCGGCAGCGAAACGGGCGTCACCGGCGGCAGGATCGGCATGATCGGCACCACCGGAGCCGTCGCCACCGGCGGCGTCACCTTCCGCACGCGCGGAACCGGCGCGCGCTTGATATGCGCTGCCCCGGCGCCGCGCGGGCGGATCGGCGACTCTCGCGGCGTCAGCAGCATCCGGTGCGCGATGCCCACGACGGCGTTCTTACTGATGCCGAGCCTCGCGCCGATCTCGGCGCTGCTGAGTTTCGGATCGGTCTGTTCCCACAACGCGCGGACTCGCTCGCGCTGCGGGTGCTCCTGGCTGGGCATCACGGCGCCTCCTCAACGGGCGCGCCGTCGGACAGGCGCGACCAGGCCGCCTCCAAATGCGCCGTGGTCATCGGCACGCCGTCGTGCAGCGCCAGCATCTGCGCGATGCGCAGCGACTTCGCCGCCCCGCGCAGCGCGCCGGGCTTGCTCGCGATCAGGCGCAGCAGTTTGCGCTCGGCGTCACCGGCCACGCCGGCCGCGTCGGCCAACGCGTTCACGTCGCCCGCCAGCGGCCGCGCGCGACGCATCCGCAGCCCGATGCGGCTGAACAATTGCGCGAACTCGGCGCGGCGGCCGCCGCCCTCCAGCCGCGAGTAGATTTCCTCGTTGCCCATCAGCGCGAGGCCGATGCGCGCCTCGTCGTGAATGCTGCGCAGCTCGTCCAGCGCCTCGGTCCGCAGGTGGTTCGCCTCATCGACGATCAGCAGCCCCTGCGTGCCGATCAGCCGGCGGACGATGGTGGCGCTGCGGCGGTTCGCCATGAACTCCCGCGCCCCCAGCACCATGCAGACGTGCTCCAGGATTGCCGGGACGGACGAGACCGAGGGCCGCGCCGTGACGATCCAGATATTCGTGTGCGTGCGAGCGTATTCGTGCGCGGCCGAGGTTTTGCCTATGCCGGCGCCGCCGCTGATCGTCACCAGGTCGGGCGTCGCTTGTGCGTGTTCGAGCACGTCGATGAAGCTGTTCGACGTCGGTGTCGCGACATAGCTCGGCAGTGATGGCAGCAGCGCGCGGCGATCGGTGGCGACGGACTGGGCCGCCAACCACTTTTTTACCTCGCCGGCGATCTTGATGTTGTCGCCCTTGTAGCTCGCCTTGGCCCATGCGTGCAGCGTGCTGTAACCCACGCCGATCACGCGCGCCGCCTCCAGCATCGTCAGGTTGTTGGCGTCGATCTGGATGCGCAGTTCGTCGCGCAGAGTCTCCATCTCCGGGCCGAGCCCCGAACTCTCGCTCATACTTCCTCCGTTATTCGTTGGTGCCGCGCACCACGCGCAGCGATCGCATCGCAGCCAGCAGCTTGATTTCCGCCGGCGACTGCTCGCCCAGATCCTGCGCCTCCTGCCGAGGCTTCAGCGCGGTGTTGCCGAACACCGGGCGCACGATCTTGCGGTCGGGCGCCGGCTGCGGCGCTTCGGCCGGCAGCATCGCGGCGACTTCCCGGATGCTGATGCGGCGCTCGGCCTCAAGCTGCAGCTTCTGGCCGCGCATCCAGCTTTTGCGTGCGCGGGCATGCTCGCGCGCGGCATCGACATCGTCGAAGCCCACGGCGGCGATGCACGGCGCGAGGCCCAGGAAGCGGCCATCCAGCGCGTAGACCGCCAGATCCTGTTGCAACGATTGCGGATCGAACCGCACCGTCACGCGCTGGCCGCGCATGTCGGTCAGGAACTCCGCCCAGTAGCGGTTGCCTTCCAGGCTGATCGCGCCACTGCGCCGGTCGGTGCCTAGCGCCTCGCCTGCGAGCAGCCACAGCCGGTGCTGCGCCGCGGTCGCGCGCTTGATCGGCGCGCTGGCGTAGCTCTCGGCGAACACCTCATCGAAGCTGCGGCCGTCCGCCACCGCGCTTCGCCGGCCGGCCCGTGCGTTGTGCTCGGCGACAGCTTCGCCGATCACGCGCAGGAATACATCGAGCGGCACGGCGGCGTTGCCGTAGTTCTCCGGCTTGGCCATCGGCGTGTTGCCGACATAGGCGCCCGCGAACGCCGGATGCTTGGCGGTGTCGCCGGCGAAGTCGCGGAACGCGCGCTCGATCGGCTTGGATTGGCCCGAATACGGGTTCGTCCAGTGGATGCGCACGCCGAGCTGCGTCAGCAGCCCGACCGGCTCCTCGTCCTTCAGCTTGAAGCGGTAGCGATTCGGCGTGCCGCCGGTGATCCACTTGCTGGCGAAGGCGCGGCCATTGTCCAGCCAGCAATGGTCGGGAATGCCGAACTGCTCGACAAGGTCGCCGAACGCCAGCCGCGTTGATTCCTTGTTTTCGCTCTTGTCGACGCGCCAGGACAGCATCTTGCCGCTGAACAGGTCCTGGAACGCGACCATCATCGGCCGCACGATCTCGCCGTCCGGCCAGCGCACGAACACGTCCCATTTGTGACCGTCGGCGTTCACCGCCTCCAGCGCATGGAAGTGCCCGCGCGTGCGCTCCTGCGCCGGGAACAGGTCTTTCAGCGCGTCGCGGCCGTCGCGCGCCAGCACGCGCAGGCTCTCCGGCAGCGCCTCGATCCGCCGGCGCATCGTGCGCTCGCTCGGCAAGGACCAGCCGCGCGCGGCGGCGACACGTTGCAGGCGGCGGAAGCAGGCTTCGAACGTCGGCCGCTCCGGGCGCAGATAGTCCGCCCGCAGCATGTCCCACGCTTCGCCGTCGCAGGTGGTGCGCTCGGTGGCGCCGGCGTGCCTGGGGGCGAGGCGAGGCAGCCAGTCCGGCCGCGCCACGCCCAGCACCAGGGCTTCCCACGCATACAGCGTCGAGCGCGACACGTCGGCCTGGCGCGCCACCAGCGCCATCGCCACGGTCTTGTCGGCGCCGTCGCGCACCAGGCGCTCGACGGCATCGAGCGCCGATGCGCGGGCCTCGGCGGTGGCCTTCTTCTTCGCCGGCAGCCGGTCGTACCAGTCGGAAAGCCCGTCGCGGCTCAGCGTCGCCTTCGCCTGCGCCCGCGCGTCCGCTTGCGCGACCTGCTGCATTTGCAGGTGCAGCGCCGCCTGCGCGTCGGCCGGAAGTGCGGACACATGGTACTCGACGCCGCCGCCGGCCCCGGCCCGCTTGCGCCAGCGCGTGCCCTCGGCGCCGTCGAGCGTGCCGCTGCGCCCCAGAAAAGCGCGGAGTTTGTTGACGGAGGCCGGCAGCGCCTGCAAACGCAGCGCGGCGAGTTCGGCGGCGGTGAACCATTGGTTCACAGCGTGCCCTCGCGCTTGGCGCGGCGGCGGATGTCGGCGCTGCGCTTGGCCAGCGCGTCGGCCTGCTCGCGCACTGCCGCCAGTTCGATCAGCGACAGGTATTTGCGCTCCACCACGGCCCAGCCGAGCGGCTCGGCCACCAGTTCCAGCAGCCGCTGGTCGCCGGTGGCGTGCAGCAGCGCCATCAGCCGGGTGACGCTGATCACGTGGTCGTCGCGCGCCGGGCTGGCGTAGGCGTTGACCATGTGCGTGCTGACTTTTTCGCCCAGGAACTCGCTCATCCGCTGCGCGATCGCGTCGCGCGTCAGGCCGTGCGCGTCGGCATCCTTCAGGCAGGCGCCGATGGCGCGGGAAAGCCGGTCGCGCAGGCTGACGCCGCGCACCCTGTCCTCGGCGAAGCGCCGCACCGGCTCCGGCGCGGTCCATCCCAGCAGGTCGAGTTGACCGGGGATCGCGGCGCGCGGGGGCATGTCACGCCGCCATCGCGCGGCGGAACGCGGCGCCGAGCCGGCGCCAGAACCGCCAGTTGCGCCGCTCACGAAGCGACCGCTGGCGCTGCGCTTCCTCCAGTTCGTCCAGTTCGTCGGCAATGTCCGACAGCCGGAACGCCAACCCGACGCGGCATTCCGGCACCGCCAGCGTCATGCCCACGTTGGCGACCCAGATCGCCTCGTGGCGCAGCCGCTCGGAGAGCGAGCCGGGGGCGCTCATGCGCGCGCCCTCAACGAGTCGGTCGTCTGCCGACTAAACCAGCTGTGCAGCGTCTCCGCTTTCCGAATCCGATGCGCCACCTCAAGTTGTAGCCAGGGGGCGAGTTTTCCCAGGATCGTGAGCGCCGACAGATCGTCTGCCCACCCAGTGTCACGAAGCACCTCTGCGGCGGCATCCGTGATGCCGTCCGCCGCGTGTAGGAGAACGCGAACGGCGAACTCCGAACAGCGGCATTCCCGGGCAACATCGCCAGAGAAATACATTGTTCCACGCTGTCTGTTTTCTTGCGCGCCCTTCAAGCGACGAGAAGCTTCAAGAATACTGCTTCCAGCCGGCACATAACCGAGCGACACGAGGGTGCTCATGTGCGCTGCCCCCCGGATCGGGGAGCGATGTGCTGGCGAAAGCGCGCTTTCTCGTCGGGATTGGCTTTGCCCCAAAGTTTTACCAGCCGGGCAAAGACATCGGGCGCCCCCTGAAGGTCCCGATCGAGCAACTCGGCGACCCTGCGCCGGAGTTCACCGATCGACATCTCCGGCGTGATCTCCGCCGCCAATTGCGCCTGAAGCTCGGCGCTCAGCGGAACGAGCATGTCGAGAATGGAACCGTTGTCAGCGGCCGGATGCGATGCGAGCGCGGCCCGCAGAGAACTGGCAAGCCCAGCCCGCGCGATGGCACGCTCGATGCTGCGCGGGCTCATACGAAGGCGTTCCTTGACCGCCTCATCGAACCCGAGTGCGTAGGGCTCGGAAATGTCCGCCAGATCTGGCGACAATTTCTTGGGCCTTCCTACGCCCTTGATTTTGTTTATCTGATTGTAGACGCGGCGCCATTCGGCCAGAAAGAAGGCACGATCCAACGCGGTCAGGTCGTGGCGGATCAGGTTCTCCTCGATCTCGACGAGCTTTGCCTCGTCTGCGCTGGCGACCGCCACCACCAGCGCGTCGATCTTGTCCCAGTTCAGCCTGCGGGCCGCCTCCAGTCGGTGCGCCCCGGCAATCAGCACATGCCGCCCCTGGATGTCGGCTTGGCCGACGTGGATCGGGCTGAGAAGCCCTGACGGGCCAGCCATCGACCCCTTGAGCAATTCGACCTGCGCGTCGTTGACGTGCCGCATCCTGTCGGCATCGTCGATCAGCCCAAGCGGCAGCTGGTGGATCACCCGGCGGTCGGTCATGCCGCCGCCCGGTTTTGACGGTGCGGCGGGAACGCTGGCGCGCTAGGGTTGCGGGGAAATCGAGGCTGCGTGCGCGGGCGGCCATCAGGAAAGTAGCGTGAGGGCCATATCTCTTGGACAGGAACCCCCAGGAATTCCGCGACGATGCGCTCTCCAGACGGCAGTGGCCGCAGGATGGCGTTGCGGACGCACGATTCGGAGTAACCCGCCTCCCGCGCCAGCGCAGCTTGGGACTTGCCCTTCTCCAGGATTGCGGCCCGAATTTTGTTGCGTGGCCAGTCTTCGCTCGCGTCGCTCACCTGCCCGTCCCCCCCTATCGCAGACCCGTGACGGTCAGAAGTGGCGCCACTCACGGTTCTTGTGATCCGCAATCTACCGTTTTCGCGAAACCGCGCAACGGCAAATTCGCGAAATCGGAGATTAGGCGAGCATCTACGCCGAGGGACATGTCCTATCATATTCGATTTCGCGAAAGTGTTTTCCTAAATGCCTGATGTCGTTGAAAATTCCGCGAATTCGAGATACGACAGCGATGCTGACGCAGAGGGACACGTGCTCGATGCGGAATCGGCGACGCCAAAGGTCGTGGAGCGCCTGCGTCTCGCGATAAAGCGAGCCGGCGGCAACGCCGCCGTTGTGAGCAAGAGCGGCGTTAAGATGAGCATGCTCAGCCGCCTCTTAGCCGGCCAGGATGCTAAGAGGGGCGCTCTGGTCGCCATCGCCGATGCCTGCGGGGTGTCGCTGGAGTGGCTGGCGACCGGGCGGGGCGAGATGGTTCCGTCCG